GACAGAGGATCTTTGCTTCATCTGCGTGCAAACCTTCACACATTTGGATGAACATATTCTCTCGTTGCATACGAGGGATATTCTCAGCACCACCCTTGATAAAGTAATAGAACTTACGTCCTTCCTTCTCTAGAAGAGTATGCTCTGTGCCTTGAGGTGCATCGTTAGGTGTGTAAGGTACATCACCCTCGGGTACAACAGACTGTACACTCTCATCAAAGTTCCAGATGAACAGAGACCTGAGTGCCTGTGAATTATTTTCTTGAAGGATTTTCACCTTCTCTGCTTTTGTCTTAGCGTTGTGTGCTTTCTGCAGAATTTCTGAGATCATAAGTTTGAATGCCATAGTTAAAAGTCTCCGATCTGTTGGAGCAAATCATTTAGTTCGTTGTCTACAAGATACTTCCACACGTATTTACGTGCAGGAGGATTAAAACTCTCATAGGTATCTATAATCTTTTCCTCCACCTCTTTTGGGATACAAGAAAAGTCGATCAGAGTTTTGTTTCTCTCGTAGTTTGCTTTGTTTTCCTCAGGGATGTAGTCAATGTTCTGTGCCCAGACATCTATCTTCTTACGTGCCAGAGGGCGCTGTCTGCGTCCTTCTGTGAGGCAGGAGTCATCTGATAGGACGTTAGGGATTCCGTCGCTTCTATCGCCTTTGAGGATGTGCTCAGAGATGTAAATGTGAGGGTCTACACCGTTCACATATTTCTTGAGACAAGGATTGTACTGGGTGACAAATCTAAAGCGTTGAAGTTGGATGAAGTCTTTATCTCCAGAGAGAATCAAGACCTTCTGAGCAGGTTGCATATTGTTTTGCAGTCGTATGTTCTTCAGACCTTGGTCCTTAACAATAACTGCAATGATGTCATCTGCCTCAGCACCATCAACCTCAACAACTTTATATGGAAGTGACTCTCTGAACTCGTCCTTAAGTTTATTCAGTAGTTCAAAGATGTTGTTCCAGTTGTGCTTAGACTTCTCTCGATCCTTCTTCCTCGTACCTTTATAGTAAGGAAAGTATTCACGTCGCCAGTAGTTTTTACTGTCATAACAAAGGACTAATTCACCGTACTCTTTCCGAAACTCGTGGCGATAATTTCGCAGTGAGTTAAGGATCATATGGCGAACCAGTCCTTCCTGTAGTTCTTCAGATTGTGTCAAACTAACCATCAGGTTAGCGATCATTACCTGATTCATATCGACCAGGATCATAACTCAGTCGTCATCTTCAGCGTCTAGTGTATCATCATTATCCGTGAATCGCAAGTAAAGTAGTTCGGATTGATCTACATTACCATCTTCATCTAGCATCTCAGGATGAACGATAGACTTCGCGTATGCTGCATTATCAATGTAAGCATCAACGTATTCCTTCGCTGTCCAAGATACTAGTCCTCCAATGAGGAATGCTCCGATAATTCCGAAGACATATAATGCTGTGACCATCGGTCTCTCCAAGTAAGGTGAACAAAGGGTGCAAGATAGAGACCTCCTATAACTCTGATTTATTTATAGAAGACCTTGGGATCTAAACTGTGTGATGGTTTCATTGCATCCACCAGTCCTTTTCCCATCTACGATTAGTTGTGGGAATGTAGCAGAGCGACCAAACTCTTCCCAGAATTGTGGACGTGTAAAGTTTACATCAAGTTTCTGTTCTTGAAACTTCCATCCTTTCATCTCGTAGAGTTTTTTAATTTTAACACAGAAGGGACAACCTTCACGAGTGTAGATAATAGTGTTGTTCGGCATCAGTCTTCAGAGAATAAAAAAGGGAGCGAGTGCTCCCTAGTATCTATTATAGTACGAAACAATTAGAATGCGTACTTAACTCCAAGTTTGCCACCAAAGGCAGTATCCTTAACTTCATCTGTCAAGAAAGAAACCTCACCGTACACTCCGACTGATTCAGAAACAGCGAAACCAATCCCGCCTTTACCTGAGAACTCAGTGTCACCGTCAGCACCGTCAGTTGAGATCAAACTAGGACCTGCCTGCACGTAGTATGAAGCAGTGCCAGTAGTACCCTCGTAACCCACGTGAAGATCTGTGGTTGCACCAGTGTAATCGTCTCCAGTCCAAGACGCATTGGTTTCTACGTTAACGTAGGGTCCTGCAATGGATGCAGATGGGGCAGCAATAGCGGTTGCTGCGGCAAGAGCAGCGAATGCAGTTTTAATCATTGAAAATTTACTCCTTAAAATTAGAATGGACAATTCGTGTTTACGATGCGCTTCGAGCACGAATGGTTATTTATACACAAAATGTTTCATTGTGTAACGGAAAAGGTGGGATTCGAACCCACGGATGCTCTCACATCGTCGGTTTTCAAGACCGATGCCATCAACCACTCGACCACTTTTCCTTGTATTTGAAAACGCCAGAGCGATCATACACCAAACGATAGTTATCTGTCAACACATAGTGCCCAGTAATGTCAGATCCGTCACAGTGATACCCATAAGAGACTACAGACTCGTAAACACCATCAATGCAGAACTTCTTTTCCTTGTCAGTGAGGTAGGAGTGATAGTATTCATCGAGATTGATCATTGGTTTTGGATCTCCTTCAAACGGCGGTGGCAATAATCTAGTACCTCATCACGGTACCCTAGGAGTTCGTGATAACACTCCTGATTATGTGCACAATTCCTCAACGCAGGATCAGGTTTGTGGAGACTCTCGATCAGCAGGGTCATCCCCCTTATCTGTTTGTCCTTCATTGAGTTCCTCCTGTGTTGAATCCTTAACATTATATAGAGAACCGTCTAGTCTAGCAACCTCTCCAAGGGGAGATTTGAAGAACTTACGGATTTTCTTTAGTTTCTTTGCCGCCTTTCTTTGGTCTCCAGATTTGAGTGCTCCTTTCACAGCATCCAATTCCATTTTAGATTTAAGAAAGCGACGATCCCAGTAATCCATTAATCAGTATCTTTAATGATGATGTTGAAATTCCTTATCTGTGTGGGTTGATAAGGCGTCCTATTACTATACCATATGTTACTAGTTTTGTCGTGCATCTTTTGGTACAGTGCCATCCTAGCGTTACGTTTATACCTACCAGTCGTGGCATCCCTTACAAGAACTTTCTTCGGTAGGTTAGTTTGACTAGGGTAGTACGGTGACTGTGCTTCTGAACCATCAGAATACTGTAGGTCTGCAGGTGGCCACTGAATATTAATTACATCTTCAGTATCATATCTCTTACCATAATCAAATACGTCAGAGATACTTACCATACCAAACCATCCATACTTGTCAAACTTATATGCATCACCAGAATCATAATGATCTTGGAATGTAACTCTGATCTTCAGTCTGAAATGCAGTCCACCTTTGTCTCTATAATCTGTCCTAAAGACTACATTATTACCTGCAGTAGTTTGTTCCATCCAATACTGATGGAATGATGTGGCATTACCATTTTCATATAGGAAGAAACTCTGGAAGATCTCATTCATATTGACTGCATACTCGTTACCAGTGGTGCTCTGGTTGTTTATCACCATCGCTGCAGGTTGTCTAGGAACTGTGAGGTCACTGTAACTATCAAGAGCGATGTCTTGAATCCTACCTTGAAGTTCAGCAGGGTCAGGACACTGATCACTATTGATCCCAGTCACTTTGAATCCTAACTTCACATACTTAGGACCATACCAAGTGCGAGTCCTCTTATTATAGTTCTCTTCATTGTTATCGATGATCAAATCAAACTCATCACCAACTTTGAAACCACCACTACCCCAGTCCTCAACACTATCGAGATACCATCTAACCTTATAATCGTGCCAGTCAAAGTAAGTACCTGATGTAGGACGATCGATCTCGAACTTGAGTCTAACTGCGAAGTCATTCTTTGCAACGACATCAACGTATCCTATGTACCCATTGTCATAAGATGCTATGTCTTTACCATTGATATATCTCATTCTATCTGCACCTCTGTCAGCATTATTAGCAAAGACATTCGCTGACTGATTGACTACCTTGTTAGTAAGTACAGTTGTGTAGTCTTCTTTAGTCACTGCCATTTGTCTACCTGCTAAGACCTGACTAGGATCATTCTCGTAGATGAATAACTCACCACTGATAGGAAGACCACAGGGTTCAGTAATGTCAGGACCTGATTGTGGTTGTCCCTCTGCCTGATCCTTACTATCAGTTCCATAACTATGTGACTGTGTGATCAAGTTGACAGTCCAAGTGTTTACATATGTGCCTTCGTTCTCGTCCCTCAATGCAAAGGCAGGGGATGTCTTTCCATTGTAATGTCCTGTGTCAATGGATTTAATTTTGAATACTAGTTTATCTCCTGCCTCTACAGGGAATGTATGTAAGACAGCACCAATAGTTTTCCACTCGGATGCTAATGATGTCTCTTCATAGATCACAAAACCATTTAACTTTAGTTGCCAAGTGAACTTAGTACAGTCACCATAACCTGCAGTCATACCACCGTGTGATCTGATGCTGAGTGTTGTAGATTTTGCAACAGTAACTCTCTGTACTCTGTTCCTACTGTTCGCATAGGTACCCTTACATTTACCACACTCCCACTGGTCAGCACCTGTCTTAGGATGTTCTGAATAGTTTCCACACTCAGTACGAGTCAGCATCACGTCAGCAAATGACCCTTCCTTAAATGCTTTCTTCTCGCAATCATCCTGAGTGTTTATAGATGCGAAGACTGGTGCTGCAGGTTCAGCGAAGACATAACATTCAATACCTTCATAGTAATACTCACTGTCACCATAACCTACTCTATATGATAGGCGAGTGTCATTATAATCTTCATCACCATCCCACAAGTCCTCCCAGTATTGCCAAACAGCATCTGGCCACTTGGTCATATCTTTCTTGCCAGGGTTCAGTCTCCTGTCTGAGAACCATACATATCCATTCTGTCTAGGGTGACTGTTCTGATTGGTTGTGTATCCTGCACCATATTGATTGTTATGTGCTGAGAATGTGATGTCCTGACCATCAGA